TATGTGCATACATAGCTGAGTCTGCACCCATACCAATATTTTGAAATACTCTTATAGATCCACCATTTTTAGATAGTGTAACCAGGTTCAACAACATAGTCTGTATCTGATCTCTTGATCCGTTTTCAAAAATAAATTTAGCTTGTTCTCTCTCTTCTGGTTTCAGGTACTGTATAAAATCTGTAATACCATATCTATCTGCTACTTTGTTTGCTGTAGACACTCTGTTTTTTGACATTTCTGCAAACATATTAGAGTCTGTCATAGTCAAATCTAACTCTTGAATATTTAAACTAGGATCAAAAGTTTCTGCAACTCCTAGCATATCATCATCAAACCCAGATACCATCTTACTATGTATGTCTGACAAACTATCTCTCAAACTTAAAAGAGCCTTCTGCTCAAAAAGACTTACATTTTCTTTCTGTTCATTCTGCTCTATCTTTAAATTAACTTGATCTAAGGCTTGTTTTACTTCATTGGCTGGTAATAATTTTGCTTTCTCTACTGTATCAAAATTTATTTTATAAATTTGTAGCTCTTGTAGCTCATCTTCTAAGCCAGGTTCTCCGATCTGTTTTAGCTGTGAGTCTATAGCTGTCATTCTTGACTCTATTTCGTTGAATGATGTAATATTCATAGATCCACCAGACATGACATCTTTTAGATTATTGAAATCACTTATAACATCAGTCTTGGCTGCTTTGATATCACCTTTGATACTTGTGTTTATTTTATTTACAGCTACGCCAGCTGATTTGTAAATAGTATTTAGATTGTCACCAGATATCTTATCATTCCAAAAACCATCTTCGTAAAGATCTAAAAATTTATTTGGATCATCAGAAGCCATCTTCTCTGCTTCTAGGGTATACATATTTTGATATGTTATATCTCTAAAATTATCATCAACAAGACCATCAGCTTTTGCGTCAGTAATATATTTATCTATGTTTGCTAAAGCTGAGTTCTTTTTAGCAGCATTACCACTAACATAATTGTTGATTTCGAATTCTAAGTTTTTGTCTAATGTAGTAATAGAGTTAGTTCTGATATTTTTCCAAACATTACTTTGAACATCAATATAATTATTTGTAAATATTTCATCAGCTTTTTCACTAAAGATTGTTCTTACAACCTGGTCATCAATTGAATTTAGAATATTAGTTTTATGATTGTTAAAACTATTTTGAAAGTTTGGTAAAGCGTTTGCTGTATCTGTACTGTTAGAAGCATCAAACATTAATTTATTTAATCCTGGATTGTTTTCATCACCCTTAATTAAAAAATCTATTTTTTCTGCAGCCTCGTTTTTTCTCTGCAGAGATGTTTGTGCTAAAGAAAATTTACTTGCTATGTCTGCAGCTGTGCCAGCTAGATTTGCAGCAGCTTCTAAGGGAGCTGTAGCAGCTCCAGTAATATCTGGAGTTGGTCTTAAACTTGCACCACCTTGTCCAGTCGGTTGTGTCCTGGCTGTAAATTCAGGTATCTTTACCATTATGCTAGACCTCCATATTGTTGAATATATTTAGCTTGTCCAAAACCACCAAGAAGAGTAGATCCAGCATTGTAATAAGATGCAATCTGTCTTTGTCTACCTTGGTATGCTGCCAACTGTCCTTCCATTCTTGATAGAACTGCAGCGTCTTTGAATTCTGTATTCTGCATCCTGGCATTGTAATCTATGTTTGCTTTTTCTATTTCTGACTCTGTAAGATAATCTTCTATAATAGCAAGCGGTGTACCTCGCATTTCTACACCTGATGATGCGTATGCTCTTTCTACAGATGATAGTGTTTTACTAAAACTTTTCTCAAACCTTTGTGTTGTATATTCTCCAAGTTCTATAGCTCTTTCAGCTTTATCCTCATAAATCTGTGCATTTTGCTCTGCTAATGTTTGTTGATATCTACCAGCAGCTCTAGCTTGTTGTCCAGCCGCTATAGTTGAAACAGCTGCTATGCCAGTAGAGGCTAATAATAATGGTGTTGCACCCATTATAAAACCCTCGCAAATCTAATATGATCTTGATTTAAAACATACTTTTTCATAATACCTTCGTTCTCAAAACCTAGCCATGATGCAAATCTATGACCAAGTAAAAAATCTTTTTTCACAGCTGTTTGTACTCTCGTTATACTATTTTTTTCTATCATTTGATCTAAATTTTTTTTTATAGCTCTAGCAGCTCCTACTCTATAGTTCCAAACTTTATCACAAGCTATCACCCAACCTTCGTAAACACCATCCCATAAATGACATATACCACCAGCTACAATCAATTCATCACCATCTGCAGCTGTAAATGACATTCCAGGCTCTTCTAGGTTTTCAAATTTTGCTTTCCATTTTTCATCAACTGCTAGTAAAGGATCATTCATTAGTCCAGATGTAAGTGTCAAAGCATGATTTTTTTTAAATGGCATGATGTGTAAATTATCCTTCATTAGTTGTTACTCTTGGATATATCCCAATAATATTGAGTGGTAAAGGCTGTGTTTGCCTTACAAAGATATGTCCATCTGTTTCAAAATCTCCTCTAAATTCTACTTGTTTGTCACCCGTAAATGGCTGCAGAGCTGTGTCCATATCATCAGCACTTGATCTAAAAGGTATTCTTTCCATATTTGTAATCTTACTACCTATCTCTACACCCACAGACTCTAATAATCTTACTGTAACTTCGTGTATTCTTTTTGTTTGACCTTGAGCTACACCTTCTGCAGCTCCAGCTTCTACCCTCATAGTTTGTAGTAAGCTCGTATAAGACAACCCAACCTGGACTTTTGTAGCAGATCTTTCAAGTGTTATAGATCCACCAGATACAGTTTTATCTGGATGAGTAGCTCCGTCAGCTAGAATTGACACAGATTGTCCTTCAAGATGATCTAGTCCAGAAATAGTTGTGACTGCACTACCAGAGTATAGCAAACCACTATCAATGAAAAAAGCATCGCTAATACTATCGCCAAAATCATAGTCAGTCAGATATTCTACATATCTTCTGGTAGATCCATTTACAGTTCTTTTAACTACTAGATAGAGATCATCTTCATCAGCATCTCCTGGTATTGTGGCTATACTTTCAACATGACCAAAGCTATCAGATCCAAAAGATCCGCCAAGTTCGTGTATATGCCAGCCAACTACCTCTTCTGGTCTTTGATAGGTTAGACCAATCAATTTACCATCAGTTCTTACACCCCATAAAATACTGTCTGGTTCTTGCTGATAAGACAGCTCTGTAACCCCAGACTCTGTAACATTCTCAGCCAGGATAGTCATATCAGGAGCTACATAGCTATCAAAATCAAAAGAATATGTTAGTTCTCTGATTTTTCTTTTAGCTCTTTGTAAAAACATAGTTACATTTGCAATCTGGACAGCATCTATGTTTGCAGCTCCGTAGGATGTTTGTCTTTGAATTTGTATATTTGTTGGTGTTATAGGTTGTGTAGTTCCAGATGCAGATACAACAAATTCACCACCTACAGTACCAGCTATGAGAGATCTTTGTGCAGACAAAAATCTGATAGCATTTACTTTATTCGATGCAATTGTATAAACCATAGCATCACTATCATTTGTTCCTATTTGAAAATTGTTAAAAGTATTTACTTTACTAAAAAACAATGTCTGTGGCTCTACAGCTGTGGCTGCAAAAACCAGTCTTTGTTCAAAAAATGTAACAGATGATGGATGTCCAGTCGTATCTGAAAAAGAACCTAAAGAAAATTCTGTACTATTTGTATTTATACTTAGACCAGTAATAGCTTCTTTTACAGTAGCTGTAACAGTTGTTGTATTAGTAATAGCTGTTATTTCTAAAAATCCAGCAGTTCCAAGTTTTATATGTCTGCCAATATCATTTGATGTAAATCCAGTACCATCATTTATACCAGTAGTATTTGTTGCTGTAACAGTAGCAGACGCATTTAAAGTTACACTAGAAGTCTGCAGCTGCGTTGCAGTTGTGTTTTCTGGTAAAAAAGGCATCGGTGAAAACTCTTCTTCAACAAGAGTCCAGCTAGTATGACCAGTTCTGGATAACTTTCTGACACTTACCTCTGGATGAACCAGGTACATAATATCTGCAGATTGTGCAAATTTTATGCCTGGAAGCTGTGCAGTTGTAAATGGTGATGCTATTTCAAATATCTTGTTACAAGATCCACCAGATGTATATGTTGTAAAGCTAGTTGTATTTACATTTGTTCCATCAACATCAGTAAGCTCAAATGTATTTGTTGTTTTATTTGCAACAATAAATGTTTTACCATTCAGCTCTGTCATACCTCCAACGCTTGTAATTATGACATGATCTCCGTTAGAATATCCATGTGAATTAGCTGTAATCACTCCTGGATTAGCTTTTGTAGCTGCAGATATAGCTTTTGCAGATTCTGTTATGATGCCTTTGTCTTTGTAAAATCTAATATATTGATTGCCAAACTCCATAATATATGTCTGGACAGTAGAAAATTCAAAAGGAATGAGTCTTACAGCTGCAGAACTGCTTTTTACTTCATGTATAAATCTTGTGCCAGGTCGCCTGGTAGCTCCGCCATGTGGCTGTATTGTAAAATTTGTGAGTTGTTTTGCTCCGTTATAGTATTTACTAAGATCAGTTCTCCCGTCTAATCTAGGTGATAACTGTCCAGCTGTAAAGTTTGTATAGGCTACAGTCTGTCTTGGCATTAAAATCTCGCATTGATAAATGTAGATGAGTCAATGACATCCGCTGTGCCTTCTGTAGCGTCTGCATGACGAGCTAATCTTAGTTTCTCCTGGTATTCTGCTTTTAGTGAATTAGCTAATGATGTGGAGCTAGTGATAGCATAACACAGTTCTGCTGCTAATCTTTGTGAGATAGACTCTACAAGTAAAGAGTCATACTCTGTAACATCCTCAACAATAGAACTGTAGACTAAAAAGATCTGTTCTTCATCAGTAACGATTTTTCTACCTTCTACCTTAAATATTTGTCCACCATCAAGATTAGAACTTGTGCCATTATGCAGTCCACCTATGTTTATTACCTTAATACAGTCAGCTGGAAGCTGATATTGATAGGCAAATTCATGTGTTGGGGTAGCTGTATCTCTGGCTAATTCTATTCTTTTAACCAGGCAATTCCAATGATGCTCCCTGAATACAGCATTTCTGATAGGTATATATCTTTGATTACATAACCTGGCATTTTTACTATCTTCTGTCAGAGCTATGATGTTATTAGCTCCTAAGATATTTAGAGCTGAGTTACAAATAGATACTACTGATGTCATACTAAAGTCCTTCTTTTCTTTTTAGTCTTTTTATGTCTATTTGCAAATGCTTTTGCAGACTCTTTAGAACGAAAACCCCAAGCTCTCAAAGCTAAACCTAGCCTGGTAGGAGATCCATCTGGCTTTTTTTCACTACCACGCATACCACCAAACCTGGCAGCAAAAGAAATCCTCCTGGGATTGACACCTCTTTTGACTGGTGATTTTAAATTAGAACCCTCTGTTCTCTTAAAAAACTTACGACCAGCTGCGTTTAAACCACCCTTCGGATTTTGATATTTTTTAGCAACCACTATCTAAACCTTCTTGTTTTCTTAGAAATATTCTTCGGCTGCTTACTATGCTGCTTACCCATAAGTGTATCTTGTCTTTTTTTTCTGGTAGTAGCTGCATACTCAGACGCAGATAAAGATTTTATTGCTGCACTTGGCAGATATCTCTCACCAGTTTTTGCAGATGGCTTACCAGATTTGGTACGCCATTTTTGTTTTGTCCAGTTTTTTAGACTTTTTTGTGATTTTTTAAGAGCCATGTCGCTTCTGAACTGTAAATTTAGCAGTAAGCGATGCTCCAGGATGTTTCTTAAATGCTCCAGTATGTTTCATTAATTTCAACCCGTTTTTACTTTTCATCCAATGAAATCCCTTCGGTGCTTTTATTGATTTTTGTGTCATTTATAGCCTCCTCCAGCTTTTTTATACCTTAATGCCAGGAGTTGAGCTTTCCTGGCACTCCATTGTCCAGGCTTTCCACCTTTTGAACCAGCCATAATCGTATTGAACATTCTCTTACGCATACCTGGTTTGGTGTAATTACCAGCTTTATTAACCGAGCTTTTCTTTTTTGCCATTTTTCTTTTTCTTGGCTGTAAATTTTATGCCTTTTACCTTCGGTCTGTTTCTCAGCATACGAAAATCATTACCAGTAATTTTATTATCTCCGTCTGCGTCTAACTTTTTTTGTCTGCCATACAAAGCCATTTTAATACTTCATTTTCTTAGGCTTCTTGCCAGCTTTTTTCATAGCCATTGCAGTAGCTGCTTGCTTTTTTGCCTTCGGTGTTTTCTTTTTCATACCATGTTTCATAATAATCTCCTTATGTAAAGGGAGGGGATAACCCCTCCCTGATTTGTTTTACTCTGTAGAGAATACAACAATACAATGGATTGATCCAGATATTGTTGCTCCACCAGTAGTAATTATAATATCTGTAGATGCAGTAGTTCTATGACCTACTCCAGTCATAGTAGCTATCGCAGCTCCAGTTGAGCTACCACCTAAGATGGATTGTGTCTGTCCAGCGACATTCCAAGTTCCAGTCGCTGCAATAAACAAATCATCATCTGCGGATGTTCCAACTTTCAGAGTTGAAGAACCACCTAAAGCATCACATTTCAAGATAACATCGTGAATTGTTGCTGCTTCTGGTATTCTAGCAATTGTAATATCAGATCCACTTGCAAGGCTTGATGCTTCAAATGTTCCATGGAACACACGCATCTTACCGCCAGCTACTTCTGATGATACTTTAACTACTGGATCTGCATCCATGTTAGTTATTTCTACGCCTTTTACACTAGACATTTCTTACTCCTATTCGTCACAAGCCACTTCAACGACTTTTTCCTCTTCCATACGAGTAGCTCCTATTGACATACAATAGTAAACTTGTGTGGAATAACCTTTGTCTGCTCTTTCATCAATACGAGCTGTTACATCTTTACCAATGGCAAGTTTAATAGCATCTTCTGTGAAAGCATAACAAAGTCTGTCGTCTGTGTTAGCTAATTGAAGTCTGTTAGACACAAGGAATTCAAAACCCATAAAGGATGTTACATCTCCTTGAGCTAACGCTCTAACTGTGTTGAAGTCAGCAGAAGTTACTTCTGTGATACCTAACAAGTTTTGAATTTGTTTTGGTGAACATAAGAAGTATCTCTTTAATGACGGATCAACTGATTTGCTGTCTAACAAGAATTTTGCTTCTGTTAGTTTAGCAACTGATAACGCACCAGCTGTAGTATCACCTTGAGATGATGAGAATGGCTTTTGTGCCGATGGAAGAGCTGTATCTGTAGATCCAGTAACTCCCGTTTTAGCTGTGCCGCCTAATGCTGTTATTACAACATCATCCATAGCTCTTCCCATTGCTGCAGCAGCTGCTTTAGCATAAGAAGAAGTAGGATCAATTAACATTCTGATTTTATCAACATCATCAATTAAATCAGCCCATTCATAGTCCGCTAAAGTAACGGATCTTCTTGCATGAGGCGTATCTAACTGTGGCGTATCAGAATGTCTGCTTGTTCTGACTTGTGCTGTTACTTGTCCAATCTGTTCGAAGAAAGCCTTTTTCCCGTTTACAGTTTCGACATCTACAGCTGGTCTAAGTACAGAACCCATTTGCTGAGATAACATAGTAACATTGTTACTATACTGTTCAACAAATGCTGTAGTTATTTGATTTGACATTTAGTCCTTACCTTTCATTTGTTGTTATTTACTTTCTTCGTAAAATTATCTGTTTCCAGGTCTTACTTCATTTTACTACTGATAGTAGCTGGTCTGTTCCCAATGTCAGAGGAGTCTTTCGATTATTCCTCAACTATCCCATGCTTCATATTCTGAAGCTGGAAAACTTCTTCAACTGCAGCCTGGTGTCCAGGATGTTTCTTATCCCAGTACGGAGTACCTGGAGCAGTTAATTTAGCAATCTCTTTTTCAGCATCATCTGGAGTCAATGTCAAGTCGTTTTCTTGCGTTGCACTATCCTCTGTAAAATTTTCTGCAATAGATGCAAGAGCTTTGATTACGACTGGATGATCTCCAAACCTGAAACCATCAAAAGTTTTTTCTCTTAATTCATCTGGAATATATTTAGAAAAAACACTTTGAGCCATTTCTATTTTTTTATCAAAGGCTAGACCATAGGTTTTTCTAAGATCTTCCTCTGCTCTTTTTCTTGATGTTTCTATTTGAGCATTTGATGTCTGCTCCTGGCTCTGACTAAGATTACTATAATAATCTAAAATCTGATTAGCCTGGCTATTATTTAGTCCAGCTTTGTATGCAGCTTCTTTGAAACCAACAACAGCTGGATCATCGGCTGAAAATTTTTCTCCTGGTATTTCATATCCAGCAGCATCATCTGGTCTACCTATCCTACTATAGATCATATTCCAATCCTCTTCTGTAGAATGTTTGCCAGGTACTGGTATCTTATCAGCTCCTACCATTCTTTGAGCATGGAGATAGCTCTTTGCAAGATCTCCAGCGTTTGTAAAATTTTTTAAAGATGGTTCTGATCTAAGATCTTCTGGTAATCCATCTAAAAAAGTAACACCTGGATCTGCTTGTTCAGATTGACCAGTTGCTATTACTGTATCAGTTGTCTGTTCTTCACTCATTTTTTCTCCTTTATAAGATTTTTGATTGCGATAACTACAGATCGCTGTCCTTCAAGATATGCCATCTCGTTGCTATCTTTGCTGAATGATGAAGCATGATAATTAAATCTTGCTTCTAAATCGCTTAAAACTTTCAGTCCTTCTGGAGTACCAAAAGTTTGTTTATAGCTTTGTATAAGTTCTTTTACTTCTTGGCTATTCACGATTTAACTCTTTAACAAGCGGAGCTACTTTACCTCCAGCTTCAGCTGCTTGCATTTGTTGTTGAGCTTCCGCTGCAGCTTGTTGAGCTGCTTGTCTTTGTTGTCGTATTGACTCCACTTCTTGCGTTGATCTCATAACTTTGGATGGTACACCCAATACTGTCGCCAGGTGATTTACCATTTTATCATTATCAATGAAATCCATAACTGGACTCATTTGAGATAGTGGAGTTACAATTTCTAAAGTTCTAAGTATCGCCTGGAGATCTCCCATCTTTTGTGATCTTGCTAGCGGTGATACATATTCGATATCTATATCTTTACCTCTCAGCTGTTCTGGAGCTGGTGGTAAAATTTTATTTCTTAAAAGAATACCAAAAATTCTGTTTATCAAAGGCTGTAACATTTCAGATTGTAATCTACCTAGAACTGGAGCAAGTAATCTCATTTTTTCTTCATTACGCTGCATAACTTCAGTAGCTGTCATCTGAATATTCTGTGACATCAATAGTTGATCTACATAAAATGCTTGTTTTATTGCAGTTCTTCTCTGCTCTTCAATATTCAATCCTAAAGGTGTGTTAGCTCCGATTGATAATGGAGTAATAGTATCTCTTGATCCAGATCTATAGAAGTTTAATCCTCCAGGCTGTGTTCTAATCGGTAACATAAAACTATCATCTGGTACTAATAAAGGCGGATCTACCATTTTTTGTGCAGCTTTGATTGTGGTTTCTGACATTTTGTTAATCATTTTGATATCAGCAAGAGCTGTCATAGCTGGTGATCTACCATAAACTTCATTACTTGATTTTAAATATCTTGGAACTACGAATGGAAACTCATTATATCCAGAAACAGATATAATATTACCATCTTCATCATAGTAGATAGATGAAAACTCCATTGATTTGTTATCAGCTTTAAATGGATTGAGTTCGTCATTAGGTCTTACACAATGATAGATCGTTACATCATCGTGTGGATATGTTGTCGATTTTTTCAAAATAGATTTAGGCAGCTTATCTCCAAATCTTTGGAAAGCTCCCCTGGCAGTCATTTTGATTTCTCTATGAATAGTATCTACAACACTATTATTGTTCTCCTGGACATAGATTTCTTTTATATGCCTGGTTGAAAATCTAATAAAATCTTTTGTATCTTCTTCAACCATCATGCAGCCAGTACCAAATGATATTAGATCTGTGTAAAGTTCGTGAACTTCTTGTTGAAAATTAGATCTATCAAAAGCCATATACATCGTTTGTGTTGATGCTTCTAACCAATCTTTGTTTTCTTTATTCCTGGCTATCTCTTCATCTTTAAATCTCATACTAAACCAGGGAGTTGCGGGATTTGTCAGCATACCATGTAGAGATGATGAGAATAATTCTAAAGCTCTAAGAGCTGTCGAGTCGAAAATTTTTTCAGTTCTTTTATCTCCCCTGGATCTCGTTGTTGTTACATCTGCTCTTCTGGGTAAAACATATTCTGCAATCTCTTGCCAATGACTTTCCCAGTTTTGCCTTTTTGTTTTCAACTGACTCAGTTGATGTTTTAAATCTTTTCCGTTCATTGACCTAACTTACTCTTTCTGTTTCCCATTAATGTTCTTGTTGTTCCAGCAAAACTTGTAACGCCTTGGTTATAAATATCATCAACGCTTTGTTTCTTTTGATTTGGTTTTCCCATTATTGCATTTACAGCCATCATAACTGGTGAACCGCCTCCCTCTATCATTGAAGGCACTATACCTTTTACTTTTCTTGGTTCTGGTAAAAATTTTGCATAATTTGTTGTAGTTGTTCCTGGAGCTGAATTGAGTTCACCTCTTAGATATGATGGATCTGTCGCTTGACCACCAAATACAGCTCTACTCATATCTGACAATGCTTCACCAAATGTGGGGGAGCTAGCTGCTATTCTACCAGTATAATCTGATGCTTTAGTACCAGTTCTAAAAACTGGCTTACCACCTTTTTGTGTTAAGTTTCCAACTGTCGGTGAGTCCATAATGAGCTGCACTCCTCTACCAGCATCTGCTGCTGCTGCAAGTTCAGCTTCTCTCTTTTTTGAAATCTCTCCACCCGTCATTATGTTTTGCATCAGCTCTTGTGTTTGTGCAGTTCTTTTCTGCTCTCTTGATTTTTGTGCTGACTCTGATCCCATTACTGACCTAACAATGTTTTTGTAAATGTATCAGCCTCTGTGGTATCACCTTGTTTTGATGTCATAATCGTTTGTGTATACCCAGCTCTCATTTTTTTTAGTTCTTCTTTTATTTTTTTCTTTTTTTTCTTATCTAAATCATCTCCAGTAGCTGGTGGTAAACTAGGCATCGGTGTTGGAGGTGGGGGAGGTGGTGGTGTCTTTGGTCTTAAAAATCCCATTAATTATCTCCTAAAGGATTATAGTTCAAACCCGCAGCGTATTGTTGCGGTGGAACTGTGTTATTAAAATCTAAATCTCTAATTGCAATTGAAGCTGTCCTCCAGGCATCGCAGTAGTGACTGCTCCAATCATGTACTGGTTTAGAATATGTTTTCAATTTATCAATCCATTTTCTATGATACCATCTCATGGCATCAATAAACTTTTTACAATTATCTCTATCAATGTATGTACGATTTAGCAACAATTGTCCAGCATGAATTCCATCTTCTATAGGGAGTTTTGGACAAACCTTTATCGGTTTCATACCCATAGAATAGGCAAACTCTTTTCTGGAATGACCAGTAGACATCTCTCGATGATCTATATCGTGTGGAAATACATAGTTGCGAATAGGATAATCTGTTTTTCTAATATACTCAGCATAATGATCCAGGCTCTGATTATTATTAGAATAACAATCAATAATAAATATAGCTCTGTTTATTTGTTGTATAAATAAAATGCTAGTATCGTCAGATATACCTAAATCAAAGTAAACATCTACTGGATATGCGGGATCAAACGGATATTTTCCTATCTGCTCCTTCTCTTCCATCTTATCTAAAATTTTACCATAGACAGTACCAGATACATTTGCAGTCCAGCTGCACTCAAATTCTTGTTGATACTGATCCTCTGTCATCAGATTTCTAGCTTCTTGCAGCTCCGTTTCTGGTATTAATTTAGTTTCGCTAGCTTTGTGAATACAAGTATACCAGGCTGCATCACCTTTGGCTTTTTCATACAAATCATAAAATGAGTTCATTCCAGCTGGAGTTCCTATAAAAGCAACACCACCTAATCTATCTGCAACAGCTGGTCTAATAATCTCTGGAAACATTCTTTCATCCATCTGTGCATATTCATCACAGAATACCTGGTCAAAATATTGTCCTCTAGCGGAGTCTGGATTTTCAGCACCAAACAAAGTAACCCTAGCTCCCGTAGGGAAATCAGCTCTTAGTTCTGTTTCATTAAACTTCATACCAGGTACTTTCCTGGAATAATGTTTTAGATAATCCCAGGCAATCAACTTAGCCTGGACTCTAGTAGGAGCAAAGAAAGCACCTCTAAATGCCTTTTTTTTGCTCGTCAGAGCCATTTTAATTAGGTGGTTGATAGAAAATATAGTCTTACCTCCTCTTCTGTGCATAACGCAAACGGAAAAGCGGTATTTATCTAATGCCTGGTGTAATGCTTTTTGCTGTGGTCTTGGTGTATATGGTATAGTTATAGTTTTCAATGATATGTAGTTTCCTCGTCTAGCAGCTCTGGTACAAATTCTACATTCAATGCACTACATATTCCTTCAGCAGCATTTATCATAGCTATATCTGTATCAAATTTACCTAGAATTATCTTAAGTTCCTTTGTTTTATAATCAACAACAACTTTACAGAGAATGTGTTTGTCTATGTCCAAGTGTCTTGTTCTCCCATATTATATATATACACACACGCACGCAGCATTTTTGGGGTATCGCAAAAAAAAATTTTGCAAAATCTGGCTGTATTTTTGACTTTTTTGTAGCTGCGTTCCTATAATAGATATTATGCAACAAATAATTCTATATTTATCAAGGTTTTTTGTTGTGTGACATTCTTGACTACTATATCTAGTGGGTGCTTTTGTTTGCATTTTGTTCTTTTTGCTCCGAACTTCTTGTCGTGCGTGCGAGATCGTTCGGTTTATCTTCTGTGCTGGCATCATCTTGCCAGATTACCTTGATAATTGGATCTCCTTCATTCACAACTGTTTGCTTATCACCGAAAGTTGAGATCAACTTAGCTGCCATCCATCGTGCATGATGTAGCCTTTCACGATACCATTGTACTTTCTGTGGCTCTACTTCTTGTTCCAATAGGTCTTGCATCTTATCAAGCCAAACCATTGTACCAATCCTTCTGGCATCAAGTACCTGGTCTTTAAACTTCTGGTCATCCTTCATCCATTGGTGAACCTGGGTAAGACCAGGCATTGCTTTATCAACACAAATACTTGTTAAGCTGTTACCGAGCTGCAGCTTCTGAATGATCTTGTCGTATGTAGCTTTTGATTTCTTCATCTGTTTTACCTCTGAACTGTACTAAATTCTTATACGCTTTTATTTTCCCTTCAAATGAGGTAGCTCCAGTAGATTTACCGCCATGATAACGACAGATCCAACGACCATTTTTACATAAAATACCTTTAGCCTGGCATTGTTTCCCATCGTATTTTCTTCTGGCTTGGCAAAAAACCTTTTTACTTGGTCTACCTACCATTTTTTTTATATTCCTGAATGATACCTAAATGCTTGGCAATTGCTATAGCTTTATTTTTGGTTGATGGGTTATCGTAAAGTTTTCGCCAGGCTTTAGTTTTATTGTAGTCATCGGTCTTACGCATCATTCGAGCTTCAATGCTATCTGGGTGATTATATGGTTTTTTATTACCATCAACTACAGCTCTGTAGTTTGGGTTCATGTTCTTTGTAATGCTGCCTAATATATTTTTTACTTTATCATCCATAGTTAATTCATTAGTTAATTCATTAGTTAATTGGTGTGTCTTGTGTGTCGGGTAAAAACGACCAGCTTGTCGGGTATTAACGACAAGATTGTCGGGTGATAGATCGTAATTAATTTTATATTCTGATGCTCTGCCTGGATAACCTTTTTTAATTTTTGATATATAATCATAATCAATCAATAGTTTAATAGATCTCTGAACAGATCTAATGTGCAATCCAGTATCATCAGCTAGCCTGGCATGGCTAGGAAATAATTTTTTAGTTATGTTATTTTCTCTATCAAGTAGAAAAAAATAAACACATCTAGCAGCACTATCTATTCTTTGATCCTTGTGTATTTTCTTTAACAGTTTCCATTTGTTTTTCATAAATGTTGTATTCTATCCTCTCACACCTGGAGAGCCAGGATTTATAAATACTGTGCCTTCTACCAGTATCAGTAATCCTATTTTTCTCTATAACCAGGTCGGCAGCTACCACATAATAATCTTTAGTTTCATCAATAATCCAACCGCAGCTCTTGCAGCTGGCTAGTCCGATATGACTCTCCCGTAAGGTTTTCCAACCATTTTCATCCTCCTGGGGATCTTTCCAGGAAAAGATAGCAAAGTCTGGATTATCCTTGGAAGAAATCATTTGGCTGCACACTACCCTCTGTAGCTGTAACTATTTTTTTCATATTCGTTGATGATGGTGTTGAACCTTTACACCAGCGGTGTACGAGTCTGCCAGGATTAATGCCTTTTAATCCCAGATGTGTAGCTAATTTTGCGTATGATAAATTCCTATCCCTTCTGTATTGTTCTAGTTTCATAGCATCTATGTCTATACTAAAAATAATTAATTTCAAAATAAAAAAATTTTTTTTATTCAGGGGTTGTAATCGTAGCATTAATTGCTATATATATTATAGATGTTAAAACAAATCAAAAACGGAGGTAATAAAATGGCAAACTATGTAGAAGTACAGTCTTACGGAGGTAAGAAAATAAAAGCATACAAGGAAAAATACTTGGATGAAAACTGGCAGCATTTTGCTTTTGCAGAAATTCTTTGGAAAGAAGAATGGCAAAAACAAGGTGCGGTAGATGAGGGAACTTGCTGTCTGGGTAAAGGTCTTGAGGTCTGTTACATACCAAAAGGTTGCAGAAAACATCGCTGGAAAAATGTGGTAGATGGAGATCTCAGCCAGGGTAATGTAGGAGTAGCAAAAGCAAGATACCCAGCGATGGAATACTTAAAAAAACAAGGATTTGAAGTATTCTACAATGACGGAAGGATGGACTAATTTGACTAAAAAACAAAAAATAAACCAGTATCGAAAAAAATTATCAAAGATTGTTACTGGCAAAATCAAAGATCCAGGCGTTAAACGCCTGGTCATCAAAGAGTACCAGGTCGGTACAAACGGAAAACTAAAACTACAAAAGATCAAGGAGGATCTGTATTAATGAAAATAGAACTTAAAATTGATAACCAGGTTCTACCATTATCTGAAAAAGAAATCAGACTGGTTGAAGATGGTTTGTATAGAACTGTAATGACATACAGATATGAAAGAGCAAAAAATATCTGTAAAGAGGAAGATGGATTTACAATGAACGAGCTTGGCAAATCTATTTACAAATGCGAGGAAGAGATAGAAAAGCTCAGAGTAAAAATTGATGATGCGATTGGAGGTGCATAATGGCTTTTAAACCAGTAACAAGTAAAGATCCACACAGTAAATTCTTAAAAGAATTATTCAAACAAGAATTTGATGGATCAAGTATCAGATCATTAAAGTATGATAAAAAACTAGATCAATATAAAGCTAATGTTTTTTCTGGCTGGGATGGCTACAGATACACAAAATATGTTGATGCCAGGATAGAAGGAGTCCTAGCTAGAAATTACTATAAACACCATATTGGAGATGGTTTTTTTAGCATCCATGCTTAACGATTTATTAACAATCATAGTTCACCTGGGGATGGCTGCGGTCATCCTCTGGTTAATTTATGAATTTTTTGGAGGTAAAGAATGAAAAAAACAAAACGAACTGTAAGACAAATAATAGATGAAGGTACAAAAAACAGATGTTATGTCTGTCATAAAAAATATCCTAGAAAAACTGAAACAGTATATTTGTCAAAAGGTGAAGAGTACAGAGGTAACCACCAAGTAATAGACAAAACAGAATGGAGCAACTCAACAAATTACAAAGTCTGGGATGGCGAGAGCTATCAGGATTATAGTAAACCTTTTTGTGGCAAGGCTTGTGCAGAAAAATTTGCCAGGTACATTCTCAAAAGACGAGGTAAGTCAGAAAGAGAGCATATAAAATTAGTTGATATTTTCTCACAATTATACGAGGTTTCTCTTGATTGATTAATATATTTAGGTAAGTTTTATACTGTTAATTTTTTTAACAGTATGATCCTCCGCATAAAGGCAGCAGTTTTTTAGTTTTCTGCTGCCTTTTTTTTATTTGTATGAATAGAAAAAATTGCTATAAATACCCAAATGAATTTTAAAACAATAGGAAAATGCTGGCTTGATGTCGGTTTAAATCACTTATCCCCAACTCAAATAAATAAACCTTTATGTGGATGGTGGTACGAATATGTCTACAAGACTCAAGAATGGAGAAGAGCTAGGAAACCAAATGCAAAAATGATTGCTGGTAATTCTGCTCAACATGGATGGGATGGATATTTTTTATTTAATCAATCCCAGGATGAAGCTATAGCAGCTGGCATCCATCACTATCAAAAACAAAAAGGATTGTTTATTGATGATGAAAAAGAAATGAAACAGTTTGAAGTAAACCTGGAAGCTATACCTAAAGTAATTACAAATTACATAGCAGCTCTCAAAGATCTAGAAATAAAAAAAATAGAAACAGTAAACTCTGAGAGATATGTCGAACTATGGATTGATGGTATTACAGTTCCATATACTGGTAGAACAGATATGGAAACAAAAAATTTTTTTATAGAAGCAAAAACAAAATGGCAGCGTAGATCTAGTAAACCAAAAAAAGATGGAACACATAGTTTTATAAATATATCTGCTCCAAAAACACCAGACGCATACCATGTCAATCAAGTTTGTTTCTATAAAGAAGCAACACAGAAGCCAGGCTATCTGGTCTATGCAACTCCTACAGATTACAAAATATACAGTAGCCTGGAGCATGAGGAGCTTGGTGTTGAAGCTCAAAAACAAACAATAGATAATTTTTTTACAAAATCTAAAAAAAGACAAAATCTATTGGAGCTGTCACAAAAAACTACAGTTGAATATGTAGCTAAAAACTATGTTGAAGCTGATTTAAATAATATAAACTATTATGGATATAACGAAGATGAAATAACGGAGGTAAAAAGATTTTACAATGACAAACATTATACCCATTAATCCTTTTTTAGAAAAAAAGGTCGAAGAGCTAGAGCAAAAGACAATATCAAATGACATACCACCAAAGACTGACTTTCCATTAGTCAAAATGGATAGGCAGCTGCGTAAAGCCAGAGAAGAAAAAGTCCAGGCTGAATGTGCAGCCAGGTTAGCAGCAGCTGCAGCTCTCCTAAATCAGAAAAAAAATAAAACATTTTTACAAAGGCTCTGGGAGATACTATGAAAGAAAAATTATTACAAGCTCAAGAGCATTTTAATAGAAATTTTGAAAAAAATTCAATTGATATCAAGGGAAAACAATACAGCCAGGTAGCTTACAGACTCCAGGTTTTTAGAAAATTTTTTCCTGACGCTGAGATTATAACTGATATGGTTACAGATGAGCCTATATCATTAGGTGATAAAATGACCAGAAGAGTTGTATTCAAAGGATCAATATCAATTGATAATAAAATTATCAGTACGGGATATGCAGAGGAATGGCAGCACAAAGGCATGGTCAATGCAACATCTCATATTGAGAATTGTGAAACCAGCTGCATCGGTAGATGCCTGGCAAATCTAGGTTTTAGCGGATCAGAGTACGCATCTGTAGATGAGATTGATATCGCTAAAAATAAACAAGAACAGCTAGCTGATGTATACAGTCTTAAAGATTTTGAAAAAGATCTGGACAATTGTAAACATCCAGGACACCTGGGAGAGCTAGTAACAAAGAAAAAAGATTGGCTAGATAAGTTGCCAGAAGGTGACAAAAACAAAGCTAGAAATCTTTACACACAAAGAGAAGATCAAATGAGATCTCTAAAAGAAGGGAAATTTCTTAATGAGTAAAAATCAATATTTATATTTGTTTCCAAGAAAAGAAGTATTGGAAGCTATAAACTCTACAGCTGGGAAAAGTTTTGCAAACTCTCATAGTGAGTATGGCTTTACACCAAAAGAAGATATAGTTTTGAAAGCTGGTGAGCCAGTTGATATATCTCTCTGGCATAGCACTACACAAAAAGGCAGTACCCAGATACAAATAACAATAAAACCTTTTGTCAAAAAAGAGTCATCAGAAGCTCCGTTCTAATGGCTGTAGTTGTCAATGATGGCGGTAAGATGAAGCTCTGCCTTACAGATAGAGAGTTTGAGGAAATAAAAGTACACGAATATCTTGATCTAAATGAAGGATCTATGATGGCTTTGACTGTATCAGTCTTAGAATACATTATAGAAAACAGAGCTTTACTTCTTGAGTCTTATAAAGATCGTGGCTAGGTGGAACTATTTTAACAGAGGAGATCACTATTCTGAATGGCATAGACAGTATGATGGTATTGCCTACATTGATATTGACTCTGTAGAATGTTGCCAGAAATGTTATCAACCACTCGCTATCATTGAAACAGCTCTTGATAAAGGACAAGACAAAGTATTTACGCTAAGTAAAAAAGTTGCAGACAAACTAGGGATACCAGGCTTTGTAGTTCTCTACACAATAGACGGAGAAAAAATTACAAAATTTAGGATCAGGAGATTTAGTCCAGATGTTTCTCCTACATATAGAGAAGCGACACCGCAGCTCTGGCTTTCCTATTTAAAAAGTTTACAGTCATGCTGTGATTAAATTTATTTTATATGTAACCATGTGTATTGGTGGTGAATGTGCAAACTTAACAAATGTCTATAACTCAGCTCATGCTTGCCAGGCTGGAGCTGTGGACATGATTACAATCATGCAGCGTAATAAAGTAGAAAATTTTGTAATAGTTTGTGAAAAAAAACGCAGTATATAAAATCAGAAATCAGACAACACAATACAATACCGACCAGATTGAATGTGTTGAATGTTCCAGGAGCTACATACATCTGAACATGATACAGATTATATATGGAGCTGGTGGCAAAAAGAGAAAAAATTACTGTATTCGGTGTTATAACGCTAAATATTATGGTGAAAAATCCGTTTTAAGGCGTTTCTGATGGTGTTTTAGACTTGTCCTTGTGTGATTGCATATACCCACAATTAATGCAATGCCAATGCTCAAAAAGAGCATCAGCAACGCATGGATATTTCTTACAATCTGGACAGAACTTTTTTTGAGATTTCTTTTTGTATTCTTCTTGTTCTTTCCTGGATTTCCTAAACCAATCGTAATAGTGCATAAAGAATAACCGCAGCTACAGCAATAACCAGGAATTTACCTTTATTATTCAATTGATTAAATTTACCCCAGTAATTATCTAATCTTTCAAGAACTTTATTTATATATTTTTGCATACTATCTCCTTACTTTTTAAATAATTTCATAGCTCCACTAGCACCTTTTATTCCAAAGCTGGCAGATATCGCAATATATAGTAAATGCTGATAATAGCTAGGCAAACTATGTAAAGCCTCAAACCCAGCTTTTATATGATCTGTCATACCTGGTATGAATACCAATACAGCTGGTGTTAATAAAACTATTAAGGCTATTTCATCTTTGATGCTGCCTTGCATTTGATCCACAGCACTAGCTTCCCACTTAACATTACCAGCTATTTGCTGCTCTTTGAGAGTTTTTTGTGCTTTGATCTCAGTAAGTTTAAGATCTGCCTTTGCTTTTTTTGTTTCCACGAAGCCTTTTACACTCTCTGTTAAAACTCCAAAAAGCGGTTTTACTAATAAACCAAACATTTTACTCCTTCAAAATAGGTGATTGTAAAGTACAAGATCCATCTTCTAATACATACAAGATAGAAACACCCATTTTTTTTTGTATGTTACTTGGAGATCTGTATATCACAGAACCTTTTTTTTTGCCAGTTTTACGATAGCTAGCAGATTTTACATCAACAAGCAGCAGCTCATGCCTTCCTGGATGATAACAAAGAAAGTCTATAGGGGATTGAACACCCTTTTTTGTGTAAACAATGTAGCCTAGCTTTGTAAGCCACAGCTCCGCCTCCATTTCAGACTCAAATCCTTTAAGGTGTTTCTTGTCCATAGCTGGATAAGTATATGGATATAATTATAAAAGTATATCTCTGAGCAGAATAATTAGATTTGAAAAAACAAGAATACCAACAGTCCATAACACTTTCTGGACACTCAATAATCTTTTGTCCAGATGAACGAGATGATTTGTTTTGATGATCTCTATATCTTTTTTGATAATAGCAACTTCTTTATCAAGTTTATTTATTTTCTCTGATTGCGTTGGCATCGTTCATACTATGTTTGAGCTTCTGGTCAATTGATAGATTATGAAACTCATTTAATTTCTGTGTTAAATACATACCTTTTTCTTCATCATCTGTCAGCCTTAAAATTTTTTTTTGTAAATACATGGTAAAAGTTTCTAGATCTTCATTATCTTTTGTAACTTCTTTATATAATTTTTCGAATTTTCTGGCTCTCTTTCTCCACTTATCTATCTCTTTTTCGTAATCAGTTGCCATTTATTTTGCTTATAGATCTTATAAATTCTTCACCCTGGATGGTTTCTATCTTTGCTTCTACTTTTACACAAGAAACTTTAGCTGTGTCAGCCATATTTCTTTCCATTATTCTTTTCTTTTCAAGACAATCTTTGACACCAGTAGTTACTGTATGTTCTATCATATCTCCTCCTGAGAATAATAATAATGCTATAATTACTTTAGTTACCATTGTTTCTAACTTTGTCTTTTAGATCTTCAATATCATCTAATGCTTTTTCCATATCAGTTTGTAACCTTTGTATATTGACTTTGTTATGGCTCATAGCTTCTAAATCTTCAGTTATGTTATCAACTTGTTCAGATACAAATTCTAATAACATAAACTGTTCCTGGTCTACAGGAGTTTGATCTGCAGCTTTAACCAGGTCAGCTTCAAAAAGCGTTTGCCTGGTTTCAATATTATTGAGTCTTTCAACAATACCAAAATATCCGTATACAGCTGCAGCTGTCGCTACTATTAATCCAATAAGATTTTTTAGCGGCAGACCTATCTCTGTACTTTCAGATACACTAGGCATTATCTACATACACATTCGCCATTACAATATTCACACATTGTTTACTCCTTTGGATTATCTGCTTTTATTTGTGCAATTCTAGCTTTCCAAGCATCCATATCTTTATAGATCTCATCAAGCTGATCGCCAATATCACCGTATGCAGCTTTACGAGTAGCTCTTATGGTATTGTTGTTTTCTAATGTATCACCATCAGATGAATATGTAGCAAGTTGGTCATCAGTTGGTTGTGCAATATCTAAGTTCCATTCTTTGATATATGCACCTTTGCCATCTGAATCATCTTGCAATAAAACATCTTTAGTAAAATCTACATCAGATACACCATTGGCTTCTGCGTAAAGTTTTATTGTAGTTGATAGTTGTGCCATTTGTTTTTCCTTTCTTTGTTATGATATTAACCTATGTATTCCTAACCATTGTTCATTAGGATCTGTTCCAAGACTTCCTCCTCCTCCATTGTCTAATCTTCCAAAAATTTCAACATAATCACCAGCACTTAGATTAACAAAACTGCTTATTTCTAGTCCAGCATAATATGTAATATTAGATGCTAAAACTCTACTAACTGAACCATTAACATAAATATGACCTCTTAATCTTCTATCAGCAGTACCAGCATATTTTACTGCACAATGTATAAAATATTTACCACCTTTTCCTGTTGGAACTGTCCATCTTGAATTAGTAGAACTCCAACCACTATCTGTATCTATTTCTGGTGTATCCCATACAGTTAATTTTGTGTTTGTATCAGCTGATACTGATAACGCACTACCAGTTGCTCTAATAAAAAACATAGGTTCGTTATCTACAGCTACAGCACTAGGCAAAGCAGTAATTGATGTTAAAGAATTATTATTTAAACGAGTTATTGCCATGCTATGTATCTCCTAATCTTATAAATTGTACCCATGTTCTGCTTTGACCAGTTGCTGCGTGACAAGCAGCAGCAAATTCACATAAAGCACTTAATCTACATTTGTGAGTAGATGTGTCTGTTACATCAAAAATATGACTAGATAGAACAGAGGATCTTCCGTTTGCATGATATATATTACCACTATTATCAGCAGCAGTACTGTAGTTTGAGTTATCAGTAGTTACAGTAATAATAGATGTGCATCTGGTTGCTCCTTGTGATGGATCTCTAAACTGAACATTCCAATTAATTTGATATATGCCAGTTTCAGGGAATGTCCATGTACCAGATGATTGTGACATAGCACCACCAATTCTTGTATAAGAATCTGTATCTACTTCTTCCCAATTAGCATTTATTACTGTTTCTGTATCTGCACTTATGTTTTGATTTGCGTTTATTCTCCACATACCAGCTACAGTAATACCAAGTTTGTTAGTAGTAATACTTCCTGATCCATTAGATATTAATAGGTTGTTTCCACCTACATCTTGTATTGTGTTTACTTTTATAATTGATGTCATGTTATGCTCCTATTAATTTATATCCTGAAAAATTCATAGTATTTACATTGAATTGTGGAGTACCTGAATCTGCATTTATATAACCTAAAGCCTCTAAGTAATCTCCATCAGCTAAACTCATTGTACCACTAGCACTCAATCTTTGAGAGCTACCACTATTGAAATAATTTGAACTTAATCTTAATCTCATTTCAACTTGATTACTTTGATCTCCAGTAGCACCATTCTTTTGCAATCTTATCCATACCTCTCTGTAGTTTGCATTTATTTGAAAAGCACCATCAATAAAGATTGCATATTTACCAGCTCCTCCAGTTGGAACTGTAAATCTACTATCAGCAAAAGCACCATTAGTATCCCAAGCCTCTTCCTGAAATGTTATTTTTGTAAATGTATCACGAGATATTGTTTGGTCAGCATTATTCATACCATGAAAAGCTGGAGTATTCGTTATTGCACCACCACTAGAGATAACACCACTACCATTACTGGTTAGTAGTTCGTTACCCCCTAAGTCAGTTATTTGATTTGTTTTTAATATACTCATCTATGCTCCTGCTAATTTAAACATATATAAACTTGTTTCATTTGTTTCTGTGCTACTACCTTCAAACTGAGCAGCATTTGTAGAGTTTATGTGTCCATATAAAGTAATCACATCATTTTGAGCTAATGTTGCAATAGTAGAACACTCTAAAGTTCCAGTTGCTTTGTAAGCAGAATTTGGATTATCTGTAGTATGAGCAAAACTTGTTCCATTTTTTCTTATTGAAATGTTATGGTCACGCAAAGCATCTGCTGCTCCAGTAGTAAAAATTATTGTTGCCATAATATAATATTTACCAGCTTCAGGAACAGTATATTCATAACTACTTGTATTAAAACCACTAGCAGTATCAATAGATGTTTGATTTAATGTAACTTTTGTATAATTATTATTTGTAGCAGTTTGTGTTGTATTTAAAAAAGCAAATAATACTGGAGTATTATCTGGAAAGTTTGTAAGTGTTGCACCTGACTTTAAAGTTATAGTTGATGCGTTGCTATCACCAATAGTGACTGTATTTTGACCACTTGGTGCGTCTATTGTTTGTACTTCTATTTTACTCATAATACTACAAATGTACTCCCTGATGGTACTGTTAATGTACCTGATATAGTTAGACTGCCTACTGCCATAGCATTTTTGCCAGATGCAATAGATATGTCTGTAAATGTTTGTGGATTAGTCATAAAGAATGTAGATGATAAACTAGAAGAAGTTATTGTTCCGTCAGTTGGTGTACCGATATCTCTACTATGTCCTAGTACTCTACCACTAAAATTATCTGATGATGCTGGAGGAGAAGTAAATGTTATCTGTGATCCACTAATACTGTATGCAGATGTGTACTGTACAACACCTGATATAGATATGATTGCATTAGCATCTGTCTGTGGGAATACAGCAGTACCACCAGATGTCAGATTAAATGTAACATTAGAAGCATTAAAACCACTAGATATATCATCTAGCTCTATATAGTTTCCTATAGTTGGTTCTCTTCCTACATAACTCATTATGCTACTCTCATTCCACTAAACATTGATTGACCAGCTCCTGATGGTATATCCACCATAGCATCACCTCCACCTTGATAGTATTTTGGTATAACTGTATTACCACTTGAAAGATAAACTAAATCTGTGCTGTTCATGCTCCAATAGGTTACATCATTATAAAAAGCATTTGGATCCCATATATTTCTTTCATATTCTCTAGTTGTTGTAACAAGTCTAAACATTATATAATTCATACTTCTGTTATTATTATTCAATCTTATATATGTGTTAAACAAATAGTAGCCTGTAGCTGGTGCAGTAAAAGTGTATGTTGAAGTATTGAAATCACTACCTACATCAAAAAACTCTGTGTCGAAAGGTAAAGAAACTAATGAATCTGCTGCTATATTTGTAACACCAGAGTTCATATATGCAGCAAATGAACATGATGCAGCTAGATTACCATCTGCAAAACTTAAATTACCTGAACTATCTGTTTGTAAAATTTTATTTGTAGCTGGTGCTGTACTAGGAAATGTAAGTGTATAACTTTGTCCAGCACTATGAGGTGGTGACTTTAACTTAATGCCATGTGAGTTTACTCTACAATTAAGTTGTAGATACCCATCATTAGATCCGTTATCACCTTTAACTGTTAGACCAGCGGTAGCATCAGATATAAGATTTACTTTATCTTTAGATACTGAACCAGCTGCAATATCATCACTGGTTAATATAGCGTTAGTAGGTTGTCTACCTATATAACCCATTCTATGTTATCTCCATTATTGATAATGCTGCATCTATCTTAGCTGAAACAGAGCAATCAATCTTTACTACATCTGTAGTCTGTAACACTACCTTACTTCCAGTTAGTACCTCAAGAGTACCTCCAACTGCGATAGGAGCATCTTTTACTACAAATACAGTTTGATTTGTTTCTGTATCAGAAGTATCTGATTCAATCTTCACACTAACATTTACAGCTGATGAATGGACATTACATAGTAATAATCCTAGTACTACAGAAGATGTAGAACTTGGTACTGTATATAGTGTTAAAGGAGTACCAGAGCTTGATGGCATAGCATCATTTGTTTTTAATTTGAATGTATTAGCCATTTTGTCCTTTCTATCCTAATGCTATAGCTAGAGCTGTAGCATCATCTAATGATGCACCA